GCAGGCGGCGTTGCTTTTTTCCTAGTAGCACGCGCCAAGCAGGGCGATCTATTTTTATTTCACGGGCGCGACGCGCTGAAACTTGCGAGTAACGGCCTGCATAATATGGAACAAAGTGCCGTGTATCACGGCACAAGCTTGCAGGCTTGCGTCGATTGCGTCTTGCGTCTTGCGGGTGTGTATCGTGAGGCATAATGTCTTGCGAGTATTCTCTAAGCATAGAAAAAAATGAGCCGAGCAAAAAGACCCAAGGCACTCGATGGGGGTGCCTTGGGTCGGATGATTAGAATGCAAGATAGTCGAGAATATTATTCCTCGCCCAGACTAGAAATTCTTCATCGCCCATCTCTTGACGAAGTTCATTGTCGAAGCGATATGTTTCGCCTCTGAAATAGACAACAGCATCCACTGTGCCATCATCTACAAACTCTATCTCTTCAGTCATTCTGCCGCTTCCTTATTGTGGTGTTCAGTTATTCTCACAGCTTCATCGAAGTGCCGCTTGAGCCATTTAGCTCTTGGTTCGTCTGATACGTTCGTCGCCAGCCCAATATGGTTGCGCACGCACTCATATGTAATTAGCTCGTCGCCAGCCTCGAAGTTTGTCCCGTCGCGTTTGTTCCAGTACTCTGCCGATCCTTCGCTGTGTGTCGGCGCGACGTGACCAATCAATGCTTCCAGAATTCGGTAACGATACCAAAACTCAGTGCAGTTCTTTTCGGTTATGCGACCCAGCCCGACGCTCATCGTTAGCCAAATCAGCGCGTTAGTCTCTGGTCGCAGGTATTCTTTACCTTCTTGCGTGTCATGTTCGCCCGGCCACTCTTTGTCAGCTTGCGCCCAAGCGATGTGGTCGGGTACGTCTTTTAAATTCCAATTTAGTGCCATGTGATTATTGGGGCTGGATTGCTCCAGCCCCATCCTTCTAATCTTCGAGTGTCCAGTGATAGGATCCTACCGCTTGGGTTAGGCCGCACGCTTTCATGAAGCGGTGATAGTCAAACCGGTCATTGGTTGCGGCTAGGTTTTCGGCAAACTCTTCGCACAATGCGATGAAGAGATCTTCCGGCGTCTCGTCTCTCATCGCCGACATAGTGTCGGCGATGAGGTTGAAGTGACGACGTGTCATTGAGACAGCCATTAGGACGCCGCTTTCTTGGCGGCTTCCACCACTTCAGCGAAACTCACTTGACGAAGCAAACCGCTAATCTCGTCTCGCATTTCCTGCACCTTGTCGCGCAGTGCCTGATGGAGATCCGACATCATAATTTCGATGTCGATTGATCCAGTGATCGAGCCACCGTCAAACTCGAATTCCGATGATTCAAGTTCGATCTCCACGTCTTCCACCGTGACGGTGACGTATGAATCACCATCGTTCTCGAACATCAGTTCCATGATGTACTCGATGGGTGCTTGTTCGATCCAAGAATCTTGGATGTCTTGTGTGTCGTCAATGGACACGCTTCCAATAACAGATGCCATGATTGGCCCCTTTCGTTTTGCTTGGCATTATTGCCTCGCTTGCCTGATTATATAAGCACACCTAGCTCAACAGGTCAACAGAATAGTGAGGCAGCTTTACCCCAAAAAACTTGGGGTATTAGGCGCAAATCGCCTAGCCTATTCCAGCCCCTGTGTCAACAAAAAAACAGCCTGTTGGCCTAAAAACCTGTGGATAACTTGGGGGTAACTACCACTATATCTTGCGCCTGACCGAGGCCGCACCACTAGGGGTAGTGCCCACGAGGAGGTACGACGAGTACTTGGGGCACTGCCCCTAGCTGGGTTGATAAATTCATTGCCGTATAATATCGTTCGGATATGAGCCTAGATGCGATCCCCGACGAGGCGTTACACGAAATCCTCGCACTTCAAGAACAGCTTGCAACTCTACAAAAACGAGACGCAGCTAAAGATAGGTTTATGGCATTTGCCCATGGAGTCTATGATGATTTCATTGAGGGGAACCACCACCGGATAATCGCAGAAAAACTCGAACTTGTTGCACAAGGCAAACTAAAACGCCTGATCATTAACATGCCGCCCCGTCATTCCAAGTCTGAACTAGCTTCATACCTCATGCCTGCATGGTTTTTGGGAAGGAACCCTAAACTCAAAATCATTCAGGCAACAATGAACACGGAACTAGCCACCCGTTTCGGTAGAAAAGTGCGTGATTTGATTGCTGATCCCATGTACACCCAAATTTTCCCAGACACAGACCTTAAACAAGACAGTCAAGCGGCTGGTAGATGGGAGACAAGCAAGGGTGGTGAGTACTTTGCTGCTGGTGTCGGTGCCGCGATGACGGGTCGTGGTGCTGATTTGTTGATTATTGATGATCCACACTCAGAACAAGACGCTTTGTCGTCCACTGCATATGATCACACTTACGAATGGTACACTTCTGGCCCTCGTCAGCGTCTGCAACCGGGTGGTTCTATCATCATTGTGCAAACAAGATGGTCAAAAAAGGACTTAACAGGCCGGTTACTGAACGAGCAGATGAAAGACACGATGGCTGACCAGTGGGAACTGATAGAATTTCCTGCAATTTTGCCATCGGGGAACCCTGTCTGGCCTGAATTTTGGAATAAGGACGAATTACTGTCAGTAAAAGCGTCTTTGTCCCCTACAAAATGGAACGCGCAGTGGCAACAAAACCCCACATCTGAAGAAACTGCCATGGTCAAGCGCGAATGGTGGCAGGTTTGGACAAAAAATAAGGTTCCTCGACTCAAGTACATACTTCAGAGTTACGATACGGCGTTTTCTAAGAAAGAAACGGCTGACTACACAGCGATTACGACGTGGGGGATTTTCGATCCCGACGAGGACAACACTGAACACATCATTTTGCTAGACGCACAGAAAGGTCGGTACAATTTTCCTGAGTTGAAGGAGGTTGCGGCAGATCAATACGAATATTGGGAACCGGACATGGTGTTGATTGAGGCAAAAGCATCAGGTCAACCGTTGGCAGATGAATTACTCAGGATTGACATACCCGTTTTGACGTATTCACCGGGTCGAAGGAAGCGTGGTGGGGGCGTTGACAAGGTTACTCGTATGCACATGGTTGCCCCACTGTTTGAAGCTGGGCGAGTTTGGGCACCTGAAGAAACTTTTGCGGAAGATGTTATTGAAGAAGTTGCGTCATTTCCTAATGGCGACTACGATGACTACTGTGACAGCATGACAATGGCACTTATTAGATTTAGACAGGGCGGCTTTGCGTCGTTGGAAGAAGAAGAGGAAGATCCGTACTACCGGCGCAAAAAATATGAGTATTACTGATGGATCCTTTATCAACAGGACTGGCTGGTATCGCACTTGTGCAAAAATCGGTAGAGTTTATAAAGTCAAACATAGATACAGCTAATTCAATATCAGATATTGCGGGGGCGATAGATGGACTTTTTGCGGGTGAAAAGCAAGTTCAACAAGAAAGGTTTGGTGGCAAAAGCATTCTTGGGCAGACTAAGGATGCTGCGCACAGTGTTATCGACGCAAAACTGGCGCAGGAACAACTCCGCGATATGCAGATACTTATCGACAATCGGTTTGGGTACGGCACCTGGAGACAAATCATTGCCGAAAAAAACAAGCGTATCAGAGAAGAAAAAGAAAGGATCGCGGAAGAAAAGCGGATCGCGCGGCAAAAGAAAAAAGAACGTGACGAAATAATACTGGTTGTTGGCAGCGTAGTAGCAGTTGTCATGGTGCTTCTTCTAGCCGTTGTCGGCTACGTCAAACTGGGCTAGGCTGACGCATGGTAGAAAAAAGATATGAGTATGGTCGTGTTCCAAGACCCCAGATTGAAACAATGGCTCCAGACCGTAGCGCGTTTCTTGGCACTGGAATCATGGGGCTTTCAGATTTTATCTCAGACATCTTTACGCCAGCCAGACGCGAAATCATAGAAGAACCAAAAGTAGATTTCTTCACTGCTAAAGAATACCAACAAATAAATCCTGGTTTCTTTGCTGATAGCGTCGTTGATCCTGATGAGATGATAGCAGTGCAGCAAAGTGCTGGTGTTTATGGTGAGCCGGAGGTTGGCTTTGAATACATGCCTGCTGCAAGATTCGCGTTGGACGCTATTGATTATGTGAAAAGTTTTGTTACGGATGAGAAAACACGGGACGCGGCGGCACAGACTGCTGCCAAGATTCCTGGTATTGTGGCTGATGAGCTAGAAAAACAAAAAGAGTCGGTTGCTGTTGGTAGAACTGTCTATGACCCTGAGACAGGATCGACGACAACATTCGATCCTCTTGTTGCTGGAGTCGGGACACTTGCAACAGCTAGGTTGATAAGTGGTATGCCTGATGATGCTGTTGGTGTTATGGGTGGTTCTAAAGCCGTAGGGTACTTTGAAAAACGTAATGATTATTTCCAATCGCTGTCTGATGACAAGGCGAAAGGAAAAGATGCTGATGAATTTAAAGCCTATAATAAAAGCGGCGGTGGTTTTAAAGATCCTCTTTCTGAAGACTCTGCCTTTAGGTTTTTAATAGACTCAAGAAAAGCCAAACTCAAACCAGAGTTTATTGTGGATTTTGAACCAACGAACCCTAATCTTCCTAAGACAAGATCAGTTGGAAATAAAACAGAATTAGATGAACTAGAAACTTACGATACACCTGAAAAGGCTCGTGAAAGGGCTGGTTTTAGCCTAACAAACCTGTTGGTTTTAGAAGACGTACTAGATTTTCCTGAACTTTATAAGCGATACCCGACGCTAAAAAACTATTCTGTACAACGTCTAAGTGCTCATACTGGAGCAAAAGCTTCTTTTAATGAAGAAACCAAAACCATAAAGCTAAAAGCTTTTGAAGCGGGAGATGAGGACAATGCCGTTTCAAGCTTATTGCATGAAGTGCAGCACGCGATAGACGATATTGAGGGCGTAGACCCTGGATCTAGCCCCTCGTTGTTTAAACCTTTTATGTTTGAAGAAATGAAAGAGGGGTACAAAGAAAAATTAAGCAAAGCTAACGACGCTGTTGAAAAGGCTAAAATAGGGCCAACATTTCAGGTTCAAGAACTTTATAAACTATTTAAAAATAAGCCTACTGGAGAAGGCGTATTATATGGAAACGAGGCACTTCCGGGTGCCCTTAAAATTTTGCCGGAAGATGAAAGAACAAATGATGTTCTTAAAAACTTACAAAAAGCTTATGAGAACATAAAAAACAATCCAGAGCTAGAAGCACGCATAAACGCTGGTATTCCTGACGGTGCCGTTCTTGTTGGGGATGGGACAGAATCCGGTATACTTCAGGTGAAGTATTATAGAATTATGCAAGACTTGTTTGGAAAAGATACCGAAACATCTCTTTCTAGTAAAACAGATGATAGAACTGATAAACAAAATATTGTCAAAGAAGTATTTGAGGTAAATAGCCGCCTTGATCAACTTGACGAAATTGAATATGAAGCTTTTGATAAGTACTACAAAACGAAAGGCGAGATAAACGCCAGGGCAGCAGAAGACTTTTTTAATAGCACAGAGCTTCAAGACTTTTACCCAGAGATTTTATTGCGAATGGCTCAAGAACGTCCTACCGGCGGCAGGTTATTTCCAGCTGATGCTACTCTTGATGACATCATGAGAGGGATTATACGAAAAGATGAAATAGACAGCCTAGAAGGGTTGAGCAAGGGCGGCGAAGTTAAGAAAGGAATTGGTTCCATGGCGAGAGAGGTGTTATAAAAAATCATGTCACAGTCACAATTACCGCCGGGAGCGATGGTTGACTCTGCAATGGGTGCGGGTGGTACGCCTCAACTCGAAGAGGGTATCGTCGAAGTTGAAGCGCAGAATCCTGGTATCACGGAAGAAGCGTTAGAGCAAATGATTCTTGATCTTGGCGACGAGGATCAAATAAACCCCGAAGAAACTTTGCAAGAATTAGGTCACACATCCAATCTTGCAGAATCGTTGGATGACCGCACGCTTGAAGGAATTGCAAGTGAGCTTGTTGATGCTTTTGAAGATGACCTTGATTCACGCGACGAGTGGGAACAGGCACTATCCAAGGGTCTGGGCTTACTAGGGATTAGTTATGAGGAACGTGATGAGCCATTCTCTGGCGCGTCCGGTGTAACACATCCACTTATCTCAGAGTCGGTGACACAGTTTCAGGCGCAAGCATATAAAGAAATACTTCCCGCAGCAGGGCCGGTACGCACACAGATACTGGGTGCACAAACGCCGGAAGCTGAAGATCAGGCAAAGCGTGTCGAAGATTTTATGAACTACTACATCATGGAAGTGATGGAAGAGTATGATCTAGACACTGACCAGATGCTGTTTTATCTGCCCTTGGCTGGTTCGACGTTCAAGAAAGTTTACTTTGATCCGATAAAAAATCGTGCCGTGGCTAAGTTTCTGCCAGCCGAAGATGTCGTGGTGCCATATTCGGCAACCGATATTCGCACAGCAGAACGTATCACTCACGTTTTGAGAACCTCTGAGAATGATCTGCGTAAGATGCAGGTCGGTGGGATATACAGGGATATTGAGATATCACCCTCGCAACTTGATGCTGATTCGGATGAACTGAAGGATCGTTTGAATGAGATATCTGGTGTTCGTCCGTCTTATCAGGACACCGGATACACGCTTCTTGAGATACACACCTATCTTGATATTGAAGGGTTCGAGGACACTGATATGTCTGGTGAGCCAACAGGCGTGAAGTTGCCTTACGCTGTAACGATAGATCGTGATAGCAATCAAGTTCTTTCAATTTATAGAAACTTTGAAGAAGAAGATCCAACACGCACGGCTCTTCAACACTTTGTACACTACAAGTTTTTACCGGGTTTTGGTTTCTACGGTTTTGGTTTGATTCACATGATTGGTGGTTTGTCTCGCGCTGCCACTTCTATCCTACGTCAGTTGATTGATGCTGGTACGCTGTCGAACCTACCGGCTGGTTTCAAAGCTCGTGGTGTTCGTATTCGTAATGATGATGAACCGTTACAGCCTGGTGAGTTCAGGGACATTGATGCGCCCGGTGGTGATATTCGTAACGCTATATCACCGCTACCGTACAAAGAACCTTCGGGAACTTTGGCACAGTTGCTTGGTGTGATTGTTGATAGTGGTCGTAAATATGCGTCGATTGCTGACAACAATACCGGCGACATGAATACTCGCGCACCGGTGGGCACGACGGTTGCATTGTTGGAACGTGGATCACGAGTCATGAGTGCTATTCATAAACGGATGCACTATTCTCAAAAGCAGGAGTTCAAACTTCTTGCTACCATCATCGGTGATACTGTTGATGCGTATCCCTATCAGTTGCGTGTGCCTGCACAGGTTGCACCGCAGGACTTTGATGGTCGTGTAGACATCATTCCGGTATCAGATCCAAACATCTTTTCTGCTGCACAACGTCAGGCTTTGGCACAGACACAGTTACAGATGGCGGTGCAGAATCCTGAGATTCATGATTTACGCGAAGCGTATCGTCGTATGTATGCTGCGCTTGAAGTTAAGAATATCGACGAGTTGCTGCCTAAGAAACCTGAACCGCAGCCGCTTGATCCAGCGGCTGAAATGGCGAAGGTTTTTTCTGGTCAGGATTTCAAAGCGTTCCCACAACAGAATCAAGAAGCACACATTACGGCTTATGTGCAGTTGTTACAGAATCCGATCATGAAAGAAACCAAGCCTGTTAAGGCAGTGTTGATTTCAAAACTGTTTGAAAGAATAGGTTTTCTTGCACAGCAAGTGGCGACTCAACAAGTGCAAGCACAATTACAGCAGCAGCTACAACAAATACAGGCGACAGTTACTGATCCTATGATGGCACAACAAATGCAGGCACAGGTGCAGGCACAGGCTCAACAACAGTTGGTGACTTCTATCCCACAAATTACGGCACAGCTTATTCAACAATATGCGCCAACAATATCGCCGCCTGAAGCACCTGATCCGCTTGTTGGTATTCGCCAAGCTGAAGTTCAGATTGCAGCGGCTGATCAACAGCGCAAAACGCAAAAAGACCAGACTGATGCAGTACTCTCAGCCGCACGCATACAACAGTCAGCACAGCAGGCTGAAGATCGTCTGGACACTCAGATGGAGATTGCTGAGAAACGTGATGAAACAAACAGAGAGCGCATACAAACGCAAGAAGAGATTGCTGTGATGAAGGAGTTGAACAAGGGATGACTAGCCCGAAAAATAAACGGACATTAAACAAGGTCATCAAAGATCTTAACAAAGCATCAAAGACACATGCGCGTCAGGCTAGGACTTTGAAAAAAGTTGTAAGCTCAAAAAGAAAGAAGAAGAAAAAATGACTTCTGTTTGGGCTGGTCGCTGGGGGGAGTACCACAAAATAAAAAAGAAGATGGAAGAGTGGTATCGAAAAGGTGTGTCTATAGATGACATAGAAGAAAGAGTTCGTACAAATACTGACAACAAACCTGTAAAACTAAGGGTTGTTAATAATGACTAATAAAAAATTTGAAACCGGTAGCCGTTACGAAGCCCACGATCTTGATGGTGATGGAATCGTAACAGATGCCGAGATTGCCCGTGAAAAAGAAATGGTCGAACTGGAACTGCGCGAGGAGAAAGCCAAGGCACAACAGTTTATGGCCTGGACAGCAATGGCTAGTATGATTGTAGCAAGCGTTGTGCTGTTTACACCGATTGTTTCTGACAGCCGTGTTGCTGGTTTGGCTGATCTTTTGGGTTTGTTTTACATTGCACAGGCAGGGGTGGTTGGAACCTACATGGGTACAACAGCATGGATGAACCGAAAGTAATCTATAAATACAACGGCCCATTAAACAAGTATCGCCAATATAGCTTGATGAGAAAAAAGCAACGAAGACTAAAGAAAGAATGGGACTCGAAAGATAAAGGATTTAAGGGGTACTGATAATGCTTAGTGTAATAGGTTCGTTGATAGGTTTTGCTAGTAGCACGGCTCCAGCGATTGCTGATCATTTTAAACAAAAGAGCAATCAGAAGTTTGAACTAGAAAAAATGAAGAGCATGGCAGAACTGCGCAAGGCAGGATTCGACCATGAGTTAAAAGCGTTTGAAGCACAGGCTGCTGACAAAGAGCATGACAGACTGATTCAGCATGACATGAGTATCAACAGCGGCACAGGGATTATCTCTGCATTGCAACGTTCAGTGCGTCCAGTAATCACTTATTGTTTTTTTGGTTTGTTTCTGGCGATTGAAATCACGCTGTTGCGTGAGGCACTGAGTAGCGGCATGAGTGTAGCTGAGTCTCTTAACGTGTTGTGGGATGAGGATACAAAAGCTATCTTTGCTGCAATAATTAGTTTTTGGTTTGGTTCGAGAGCTATAGATAAAGCGCGAGGAAAGGGTTAGTCTGATGCCATTAAATAAAAAAGGCGAAAAGATTATGGATGCCATGACAGAACAGTATGGCAAAAAACGAGGCAAGCAGGTTTTTTATGCTAGTCTCAATAAAGGTAAAATAGGAGGCGTGAAGAAAATGAAAGATGGCGGTGATGCAAAACTTAAAACCCCAATCGACGATCTACCCAATCCCGGTTTGAAGGCTCTTGCTAGAACGGAAAAGGGTAAGAAAGCTGTGGCTAGGATGGGTTTCAAGAATGGTGGTAAGGTTGCCAAAGGTGGTAAGTGTCCTAGTCGCGGAACAATTCGTGGCACGGGTGCGGCTATATCTGGTGTCGGCTTCAAAGGCGTTCGATGAACCTTGTTGACTTCGTAACCAAATACCGCAAAACTCTGAACAATCGCATAAGTGATTTAACGATTGCTGTTTCAAGCGGGTCAATAAAAGACATGGAACAGTACCGCAGCATCGTCGGTGAGATACAGGGACTCTCAACCGCATTAGATGAATTAAGTTCCCTGCTAAAAGGTTTTGACACAGATGACGAAGACGTTACTGGTTCCTGATTACGCAAAAGCGGCGATAGAAGCAAAAAAGAAAGCCGAATCTAAACAGAAAGCAATGGAAAGAGTACCGCAGCCCACGGGCTGGCGTATTCTTGTTATGCCATATCGAGGGCGCGAAAAGACAGATGGTGGTATTTACATCCCTGATGCTGTCGCAGATCGTGAGGCACTTGCAACTGTGGTCGCGTATGTCGTGAAGGTTGGGCCACTTGCCTACAAAGATCCTGATAAATTTGGTGCAGACATGGAGCCTTGGTGCAAAGAGGGCGATTGGGTTTGCATTGGTCGATACGCCGGTTCTCGTTTCAAGCTAGAGGATGGCGAGGTTCGTATAATTAATGACGATGAAGTGATTGCTACAATTATAGATCCAGAGGACATCAAAATTTAGGAGAAGAGTATGTCTGAAGCAGAAGTAAAAGAAAACCAGGAAGAGCTAGACCTCGAAGTTGAGATTGAAGATGAACCAGCCCCAAGTGAATCTACCGAAGCTACTCAGGAACAGACCGCAACTGAGGACGTGGGTGAAGAACCAGCAGACCAAACCGAAGCCGTGGAGAGTTCAGAAAACAATTCGGAAGAATTGTCCGAGTACACGCAGGGTGTCCAAAAAAGGATAGACCGTCTTACTAATAAAAGACGCGAAGCAGAGCGCAGAGAGCAGGCTGCTCTTGATTATGCTGAGTCAATGAAAACTCAACTTGAACAACTGCGCGAAGAAAATCAGCGCAGCACAACTTCCTTGGTTGGTGAGTTTGGCAGTCGTGTTGAGTCAGAGTTAGAGGCTGCAAAGATTGCTTATCAAAAAGCACATGAAGAGGGTGATGCGGAGGCTCTGTTTCAAGCGCAGCAAAAAATTAGTCAAATAGCTATAGACCAGGCAAAGTATCAAGAAGCTAAGAACAGACTTGAGATTGAAAAAGAAGCCCCGGCACAGACTGTTAATCCGGTTCCAGCACAGACTCGCGCACCAGTCACTGAGCAAGACCCTGATCCTAAAGCACAAGCATGGGCAGAAAAAAACGATTGGTTTGGAGAAGATCAGTCCATGACATATGCGGCTTTTGGTATACACCGCAAGTTAGTTGAAGAGGGCTATGACCCCTCTTCAGATGAATATTACGCAGAGATTGATCGTCAGATGCAAGAAGATTTCCCAAGTAAGTTTGAAAAATCTGCTCCAAAAAGCGGAAAGCCACCCGTTGCAGCAGCGACAAGTTCTTCTTCTCGTTCGTCATCAAAACGTAAAAGAACGATAAAACTAACGGAATCAGAAAAAGCGATAGCTAGAAAACTGAATGTTCCATACGAAGCTTACGCCAAAGAAGTTGCAAAACTAAATAAGGATAGATAACATGACTGAGAAACGCATACCACGAGAGTCGCAAACTCGCAAAAAGACTGCGCGAAAAACTCCTTGGAAGCCTCCTAGTATGCTGGAGGCACCTGAAGCCCCCAAAGGATTTATCCATCGGTGGGTGAGAGTCGGCATTAGAGGTGAGGATGACAAAACAAATGTTCATTCGAAACTTCGAGAAGGATGGGAGCCAGTAAGATCGGATGAATATCCAGATTTTGAGGCACCCACAATCGACGAAGGTAAGTTTCAAGGCGTGATTGGAAACGGTGGGCTTATGCTTTGCCGGATTCCAGAGGAAACGGTTTCTGAGAGAACTGCCTATTTTCGGGATCAGACCCGCAACCAGATGAAAGCCGTTGATGAAAACCTCATGAGGGAACAACATCCCTCGATGCCGATACAAAGTGATCGGCAAAGTCGTGTAACTTTCGGGGGAAGAGGCAACGACTCCTCCGAATAGAACTGAAACGTTTGTTAGGAGTATAAAATGGCAAACTCAAATGGTGCATTTGGCTTACGTCCCTACTCCAAAGTTGGACAGAATACGAACAGCACGGGTATGACCGAGTACCGTATTGCCTCCGATAACTCAAACGTCATCTACACAGGTTCTCCAGTTATTCCACTTAGCACAGGTTTTATCGACATTGTTGGTGCAGCCGCTGGTGGAACTGTAGGTCTGTTGGGTGCGTTTAACGGATGCGAATACGTTAGCTCAACTACCGGTGAGGTCGTGTTCTCAAAACATTGGCCCGGGTCGGGTGCAGACAGTAATCATCCTGTCAGAGCCTTCGTTTTTGATGATCCCCTACAACAGTTTGTAGTAGCGTCTGACGCTTCGCTAACAAGTGAAGCGACTGCTCGTGCCGCAATCTTTGCGAACGCGAACTTCTCTTCGGGTACTTCTGGTAGTACGACTACTGGTAAGTCTTCCGCAGCGTTGGCAGTCAGCACAATCGCTACGACAAACACCTTGAATCTTCGGATCATGGGGATTGTTGATGATGTCGAGAACGCAGATTTTGCGGCCTCTGGCATTGGTGTAATCGTGCGTCTAAACAACCACTTCAATTCACCGAATGGTGCGATTGCAGGTGGTACTGTTTCGACGACAGGCGTATAGGAGTTTAGGTTATGGCTATTTCTCGCGCACAACTTGCAAAAGAACTCGAACCCGGCCTCAACGCCCTGTTCGGGATGGAGTATAACCGTTACGAAGGCCAACACGCTGAAATCTTCGACACAGAGGCTTCTGATAGAGCCTTTGAAGAAGAGGTCATGCTGTCTGGTTTCGGTGCTGCTCCCACTAAGTCTGAAGGTTCAGCAGTAACTTTCGACGACGCACAAGAGGCATACACTGCTCGTTACACACACGAAACAGTAGCGGCAGCTTTCTCCGTAACGGAAGAAGCTGTAGAGGACAATCTGTATGATCGTCTCTCATCTCGTTACACTCGTGCGTTGGCACGGGCTATGGCTCACACGAAGCAGGTTAAAGCTGCTGCAATTCTCAACAATGCTTTCGACAGCACCAAAAAAGGTGGCGATGGCAAAGAGCTTTGTGCAACTGATCACCCGCTTACTAATGGTGGCACACTGGCTAACGAACCCAGCACTGCTGCTGATCTCAACGAGACATCTCTCGAAGATGCTCTGATCAGCATTGCTGGTTTTGTTGACGAGCGTGGTTTGATTATCGCCCTTCGCGGGTCGAAACTAATTATTCCGCGTCAGCTTCAGTTTGTTGCAGAGCGTCTGATGGCTTCAAATCTTCGTACTGCCACGGCAGATAACGACACAAACGCCATCCGCAATATGGGAATGTTGCCGGAAGGTTATGTCGTAAACGATTATCTGACAGATACAGATGCGTTCTTCATCAAGACGGACTCACCGAATGGCTTCAAGCACTTCGAGCGTCTGTCGCTGACAACACAAATGGAGCCTGACTTCGATACAGGCAACATGCGTTATAAGGCGCGTGAGCGTTATAGCTTCGGCTTTAGCGACCCACGGTGCGTGTTCGGTTCACCGGGCGCGTAACTTTCCCACGCCAGAAAGGGGGCGGTTGTTTGACCGCCCCTTTTTTTGTGTCTATACTTTAAGAATCCTGACAGTCACATGGTGTGACTGACACTAGCCGCGACAGGAGATTTACATGGCTAATTCAACATTTTCGGGGCCAGTGCGCTCCAAAGGTGGATTCACCTCAATCAGTGAAAACGCTACAACGGGAGCTATTACAACGCTCTCAAGCATCAGTTCAACAGGCGTATCGTCGTTTGATGCAAACACACTCGCAACCGAAGCCGGAACAGGTATCACAGGTGGTACAGGCACGATCTATCGTAGTTCTGTCCAGCGCGTGGGTGGTATTATTACTACTCGTATTCTTATCGACCTGACTGGTTTGCGTTCAACTGCAAGTGGTGACATCATCGGTGTGAATGGAACGTCTAACGTATGTCACATTGGTCAGATTACAGCCGCCCGAAACGGAACAATTCTGACAGGTAGCATGGAGTGCTTTGAAGCACCTGCTGGTGGCGACCCAGACATCAACGTACACTCAGCTACAGAAGGCACGGGTGTTGAAGACGGTGCTATTTCTAGTCTGACAGAGACTCTTCTGGTAAATGCAGGCGATGCTACTCTTGGTAGTAAAGTGTATTTCTCAGCTGTACCCGCTGCGGATGAGTTCTTGTACCTCACATTGGGCGACACAACTGACGCTGATTACACTGCTGGTAAACTCTTTATTGAATTGATGGGTTACGAAGCCTAATAACGAGAGGGGGTAGTACCCCCTCTCCTTTTATAAGGAGTTTAGTATGGCAGGTTCAGATGTAAAAACTACTCGTGTGACAGCGACAGGCACGGCATCTATAGGTCGTTGCCGTTTGTTGCAGGTTCTTGTTACATCGGGCGGTTCAGGAACACCCGAACTAAAACTTACCGATGGGTCAGATTCTGGTGCAACCAAACTGCATGTCGATTTACAGACGGGTGAGACAGATACGATATCAATCCCAGCACAGGGCATTTTGTTTGAAACAGATGTAAACGTCCATACGATAGATGATATCACTTCTGTTGTGTTCTTTACTGCTTAGAAAGTAACAACAGGGGGACAAAATGGTTCTTCAATCTGCTGGTTCTGCGATAAAGTTCAGTGAGATACAGGACGAATTTGGCGGCACAAACCCGATATCGCTGTCCGAGTATTATATTGGTGGAGGTCTTGTTCCAGCCACTGTTATAGGTGGCGGTTCACCGGGTGCTTTTACAGCATTTTTTGGAAGACAAAGTGTAACCACGCCTTTTGCGGCTGTTACTGGAACTCCAAATGACGGAAATTATTACCTTCACAGAGAGATAGATGGGACTGATAGCTCTCTTGCTGGTATGCTTAATAGTAGCGGTAACCAACACATTTATATTTTAAAATGGCAAGGTGTAGAAATTCTTAGAAGCACATCTACAGACGGGACAGCTACTTTTCCTGGTACAGTTAATGCTGGTTCCGCTAACTCAGTTACTTTTGCATCCGCTTTTAACTCTGCTCTTAACTCATCAAATGATGTGATAATTTCAACGGGCGGCTTTGACTATCAAATAGGGTCGCAAACCTTTAGTGAAGTTACTATTTTTGATGACCCTGGTGCAAACGACGCTATTGAGCATAATAGTTTCCAAACAGTTCGTAGAAGAACCTCATCTACACAAACAACAAGTTCTGTAAATCCTAACGTGCCTTCAAGCGGTGAAGTGTCCATGTCTGATTACTATGGTGGTCGAGATGACTAGAAAAAGAACTAAGATGCCAGCCCGTAACAAGAAGAACTTCAGGCCAACTAAGGCTGGAGCAGGCATGACTAAAAAAGGCGTGGCTGCATATCGTCGCATGAACCCCGGCAGTAAGCTAAAAACTGCCGTGACAGGCAAAGTTAAAAAGGGTAGCGCGGCGGCGAAGCGCAGAAAATCATTCTGCGCTCGTTCTGCTGGTCAGATGAAAAAGTTTCCTAAAGCCGCTAAGAATCCTAATAGCAGGTTGCGTCAGGCAAGAAGACGGTGGAAGTGCTGACATGAAAATTCAGGAAGCAGTAGCTCGGATAGAAAAGCATGAAGCAGAGTGTTCTCTTCGATACGAAGAGATACAACGTCGGCTCGAAGACGGTAAACAAAAAATGGATAAGCTGGATGCGAATATCTCAGCAAACTTTAAATATCTTGTTGGTATAATTATAGCAACTGCACTGCTACCTTTTGTTGAGAGGTTGTTCTGATGACAATCTCTAGGTCGAGCATACCAAAGCAAATCACCAAGCCTCCACAGAAAAGAAAATGGAGCGCAAAACGCAAGCGTAGTATAAACTGTAAGAAGCCTAGAGGCTTTTCAGAACGTGCCCATTGTGCAGGGCGCAGGAAAAGGAAGAAATGAGATGTCAAAAAAGGATGCTTGTTACCACAAAGTCAAAGCACGTTATCGTGTCTTTCCGAGTGCTTACGCTTCCGGTGCAATTGCCAAGTGCAGAAAAGTCGGAGCTAAAAACTGGGGAAATAAAAGCAAGAGTAAAACAGTTAGAAAAGCAGATGGAGGAATGGTGCGCGGAGCTTCAAAGTTCAGAGACGGACAGAAGTACCGCTATAAAACCACCAAGATCTACTGATGCCAGCAGTAAGAAAAACTAAAAAAGGATTAGCCCTTAAACGTTGGTTCAAAGAGGACTGGAAAGACGTTCGTACTGGCAAGAAGTGTGGGCGTAGAAAAGGTGAGAAGAGAGGCACACCATATTGTCGCCCGTCAAAACGAGTCTCTTCCAAGACACCTAAGACCACCAAAGAAATGACAGCCGCTGAAAAGCGCAGTAGAATAAGACAGAAAAAAAGGTTGGGACAACCAGCTGGTAAACCTCGTAGAGTCAAAGCAGTCAGAAGGAGAAAGACGCGATGATGAAGAAACGGAAGGGCATGAAAAAGGGCGGCATGATGAAGTCAAAAGGCTACCGTCGTGGCGGTGCCGTTAAAATGAAGTCCAAGGGTATGAAGCGTGGCGGTGCTGTTCGCATGAAGTCGAAAGGCATGAAACGCGGTGGTGCTGTTGGTATGAAATCCAAAGGCATGAAACGCGGTGGTGCTACTAAAAAGCCTGCCATGACTCTTGCTCAACTCAGAGCAGCGGCGAAGAAAAAAGGTTATAAGCTCACTAAAGCATAATGCCTTATCTTCAAAGCAATATCCCTCACTTCAAGTGTTGGGTGCGCCGGGAATATACACACAACCATGAGAAATACCATGGCGAGTTTCTACACGCCATGGCTATTGCTGTAACGACTATGCCATGCAGATCGTTGAGTTTTCAGGTTATATTCACGGGCATCGAAGCAGAAGGCGAGGAAGAGGACACTGTTCATGGTGGTGCAATGTGGGCGCGTATGCCTATCACTGCACTGGTGGCAGATGAGCCTTTAGAAGAATGGCCTGTTCCTATGGCTGTTCACGATGCACAACCGTGGGATTGTTCATCTTATAATCATGCTGTTTACGTTTTAGATAGAGCTACACCTTGTCCCTGGTTTGCAAAAATAGATGGCGAAATGTTTCCTGCCAAATATTTGTTTACAGTTGATTATGCAGAGAATGAAATAGCGGATGATCCAGCGCAGCACAAACAAAGTCATGTGTTGCATTTGCTTGATGCAGGTGAGTGGACAGGAAATATTGTAGCGTTGCCAAACAACCGTGTTAGAGTAACTCATCCAGCTTGGTTTGAAGCAGGAACCGGTGCCCCAGACTTCAAGCCATCTGCTCATATACATTATTCTAAAAGTGATTTAGACTATACGTTAGATGTTAACAGGGTATTTGATAACCTTTATAATGAGGAAGAGTGATGGCAACGTCCAGTTCAAGGAACTTTACTCTTGATGTAGCTGAAGTCATTGAGGAAGCCTACGAACGTTGTGGGTTAGAAGTCAGAACTGGGTATGATGCTGAGACAGCAAGACGTTCTCTGAACATCATGTTTGCAGATTGGGCTAACAGAGGTGTAAATCTTTGGACAGTTCAGCTAGGCACACAAGCTCTTACCGCTGGTACATCTACCTACACACTATCTAACGAAATTACTGACATTCTTGAGGTTGTTGTTCGACGTGACAATACTGATTTTCAGGTGCAACGTATCAGCCGGGGCGAGTACCAGAATCAACCAAACAAAGCAACAACGGGAAAGCCCTCTAGTTTTTATTTTAACAGACAGATTACACCAGAGATAAATCTGTGGCCTACTCCTGAAAACAGCACAGATGTTTTGCGTTATTATTTTGTTCAACGCATACAAGATGCCGATGCTTTGGTGAACGATGTAGATGCACCCTTCCGGTTTCTGCCCTGCATGGCAGCAGGACTGGCATACTACTTGTCTGTTAAACGCGCACCTCAAAGAATACAGGTATTGAAAACAATTTATGAAGAAGAGTTTCAACGTGCGGCAGATGAAGATGAGGATCGTGTAGCACTCAAACTTACTCCAAGTATTGATTATCTACGGGTGCGCTGATGGCTCGGTTTGCGTCAGGTAAAAGAGCATACGGTATCTCAGACAGATCTGGCTTTCGTTATCGCAAAGCAGAGATGCGGAAAGAGTGGAATGGTCTATTGGTGGGGCCGGATGAGTATGAACCCAAGCACCCACAGCTTACACCGCCACGCAACATTTCTGACCCAGAAGCTATTCGCAATGCTAGAACAGATCGAACAGAACCAGCCGTTGAGGTTCTTTTGGGTCTTGATCCTTTTACATCAGGTTCGGCTAGTTCGGCGATTATAACTGTTATAGAGACAGCCCATGGTCGTTCTACTAACGATGTAGTTAGGTTCAGATCTACGCTGCCTTTTGATGGTTTTACATCAACTGCGCTTGAGAACAGCAGCGGATTTACAATTACAGTTGTGAACACAAACTCTTATACTTTTGATATTAGTGAGCGAGGGTCGTCAGAGACAGCCACTGTTGGTTCTATGTCTGGTGGCGGCAAAGTAGCTTCGGCTGGGCCAGTAACAGTGAGTGCATAATTATGAGTTTTACTTACAGCGAACTAAAAACAGCGATTCAGGATTACACTGAGAATACAGAGACATCTTTTGTCACGCACTTGAATGATTTTATCAAAGCGGCTGAAGACAGGCTTTTTAAGTCTGTGGACTTTGAGATATTCCGTAAGAACGTTACTAGCGCGTTTACGTCCAGTGATCGGTTCTTGACCGTACCCACTGACTTCTTAGCGTCGTTTTCACTGCGTATTACAACATCAGGTTCCGAACGTTTTCTAGAACAAAAAGACGTTAACTTTTTGCAAACATACACCCCGTCTGCATCCACAACTGGTTTGCCCCGATATTATGCAAGGTTCGATGAAAATAATCTTATAGTCGCGCCTACGCCAGATTCTAACTATGCGGTGGAGCTACACTATTATTTCCGACCCGCAAGCCTCACAGCTGGTGCAGATAGCGGGACGACTTGGCTGAGTACAAATGCGTCTTTTGCTTTGTTATACGGAAGTTTGTTTGAAGCCTACGCTTATATGAAAAGCGATCCTGATATGTTAAAACTTTATAGTGACAGATTTACAGAGGAACTGTTGCGACTGAAAGATCTGGGTGAGGCACGAGAAAACACAGATGCTTATCGTATGGGTCTTCCAAGTAGAGAAAGGACATAACGATGGCTACCTCTAATGCTGCAACCACATATCTTGAGGGTAAGCTACTTAGCTTTATCTTCAAAAACAACGCCGCAAGTTTCTCATCACCCGGCGACAGTATCTATGTTGGCCTAGCAACTGCTGTATCTGATGCAGAAGGTGGTAGTCTGACAGAAGCAAGTTTTACAAATTATGCGCGACAGCAAGTTACAGCGTCTAACTGGACGATTGCTTCTACAAGCACGGACGCACAAACCGTTGTAAATGCCGCCAACATAGAGTTTCCAGCATCTGGCGGTAGCACTCAGACAATAACGCATGTGTTTTTGGCTGACGCATCAACCAGTGGCAACATACTTTTTGTAGGTGCTTTGGACTCTTCAAGGTCTGTTGCGTCTGGTGACATCTTCCGAATCAATGCGAGTAACTTAACCATTGAGTTGAAATAATGGCTTTTGCAGTTAACGACAGGGTAAAAGAAACCAGCACGACTACAGGCACTGGCACTCTCTCGTTGGCTGGTGCGCTCACGGGGTTCCAAACCTTTGTAGCTGGTATAGGTAACAGCAACACTACCTACTATGCGATTGTTCACGAAAGTGCCAATGAGTTTGAGGTAGGTATTGGAACCGTAACGGATGCTTCGCCTGACACATTATCTCGTACAACTATACTAGAAAGCTCAAACAGCGATAGTGCGGTTAATTTTTCGGCTGGCACAAAGACTGTGTTCTGTACGCTGCCTGCTGAAAAAGCACTTCTGGTGCCTGGGTCGGGTGATCTAACGATTGACGCGCCTGCTGACATTATTCTTGATGCAGATGGTGCGGATGTTTTGCTGAAAGATGCTGGCACACAATATGCTGCGCTGACTAATTCTTCTGGCAATCTAGTCTTAAAGTCAGGTTCTACTACTGCGATCACATTTGACGGAGCTAATGCAACGTTTGCTGGGACTGTCACAATAGGCAGTGCTGGTATTAGTGAAGCAGAGCTAGAGATACTTGACGGAGCAACTGTCACTACGGACGAGTTGAACGTACTCGACGGTATTACCTCTACAGTAGCGGAACTAAATATCGTTGATGGAAATACTTCAGCTTCATCGGTCACAGTGGCTGATGCAGACCGCGTTGTGTTTAACGATGCAGGTACGATGAAGCAGGTGGCTGTTACAGACTTAGCCGCATACTTCGACGATGAAATTACAGCAATGCCTAACCTTACGTCTGTCGGTACGCTAACTGCGTTGACAGTGGATGATGTAGCGATAGACGGTAAAGTGATTACCATGACCGGCTCCACCAGTGACACTGCTACGTTTACGGTGGGAACAAACGGCACACTAGACATTGTTACAACAGATGACGCAGCGGCGGCTGCGAACATACAGATCACCGCAGATGGTACAGCAGAGCTTGCTGGCACTACAGTCACCTTGGATTCATCAGGTGGTATTACATTAGACGCAGATGGTGGCACAATTACCTTTGCTGATGGCGGCTCATCGCTGGGCACAATCACATCATCTGGATATTCAGGCACTGCCGCAGTCGCTACTACTGTCACTGTTAGCGATAGCACAGCAAACACAAACTTCCCGATTGTGTTTCATGATGAGTCAAACGGATTGCTAGATGACACTGGCGCACTGCGATACAACCCAAGCACGGGTGAGTTGTTGGTTCCAAAGCTCACGGTATCAGGAACAACCACAACAGTAGATACAGTTACGATGAACGCGCAAAACGCGATTATCTTTGAAGGTGCCACTGCTGATGCCCACGAAACGACACTTACAATCGTAGACCCAACAGCAGACAGAACAATCAATCTACCCAATCAATCAGGAACAATTCCTGTTCTAAATGCTGCGAGTAATACAGCAATTACATCAACTCCAGAAGAGCTAAACATACTTGATGGTGTGACTGCGACAGCAAGTGAGCTTAATATTTTAGACGGTGTAACCGCGACAGCTACTGAACTAAATATAATGGATGGTAATACGTCAGCCTCTAGCACAACGGTAGCAGATGCTGATCGTGTAGTTTTCAATGACGCTGGCACTATGAAGCAGGTCGCTGTCACTGACATAGACACTTATATTTCTGCCACAACAAAAACTCTGACGAACAAAACTCTGACCACACCAACAATAACAACACCTGTTGTAAACGCGGGACTACAGTTAAAAAATGGATCTACATCAGCAGGGTTTGTAGAGTTCTTTGAGGATAGCGACAACGGCACAAACAAGGTAACGCTTATCGGCCCAGCCTCTACTGCCGATGCAACGCTGACACTACCCAGTGCAACAGGCACAGTGGCAACCACAGATGATGCAACAGCATTGGCAATCGCGTTAGGATAAAACATGGCTAATACATTTAAGGTAAAAACAAACGCGGCAATGCCAGCTTCAGCAGGCACACCGCTTACGCTTTACACCTGCCCCGGCTCTACAACATCTGTTGTCCTTGGCCTGATACTTTGCAACGTAGGCACAGCACAACACACTGTAGATGTGCAGTTGGTTTCGGACACCAGCGATACAGAAACAAACGAAACAGTGAAGCTGTTGGAGAATGTGCCGATACCTGTAGGCTCATCGTTAGAGGTTTTGTCTGGCGGTAAAGTTGTATTGCAGGCTACAGATGTTTTAAAAATTGACGCAGATACGGCGGCAAAGATTGATGCGACACTGAGCATTATGGAGATTACCTGATGGGTTATACTGGCAAGAAGCCCACTAACGTAGTCGATGTCAGCGAAACGCAATCACTTACGGTTGATGGCGACCTTACTGTTGACACCAACACTCTGAAGGTAGACAGCGCAAACAATCGGGTGGGAGTGGGGACTGCTTCACCAGCACATGAATTAGTTATACAAACTGCATCGGCAGACCCTACGTTTCGTATTCATGCCGATACAGATTCATCGCCCGTTCCAGCCCTTGAGCTTATGCGTGGTGCTAATGATACCTTCGGGGCTGATATTTACACCGATTACAGGTTGTCTGTTAATGCTGGTGATTTGAAGATTGAAAAAGCGGCAAGCGGCACAACAACTACGCCTATGACAATAGATGCGACTGGACGCTTACTTGTAGCAAAAACTGCCGCTGACAGCGGTGTAGCAGGATTTGAGGCTCGTAACACTGGAGAGACTTTTGCAACTGCATCAGGAACAGCACCTTTTTATGCTCATAGATTATCTGATGATGGGGACATAGCAATATTTCAAGCGGCTGGAACAACGGTTGCTAAAATTACTGTGTCATCAAGTGATAATATAGCTTTTGGTGCTACCGCCGCTTCTGGTTCAGGACTTTTTTACTTTAGTGGCAGTGGGGGCATACCAATTATTTTGCCAGCCAAAGCAAATTCTGCTGTGGATAATGAAGTAGATTTAGGACGTTCCGCACAACGCTTCCAAGATATTTTTGCTAGCAACGGAACCATTCAAACATCTGACCAGAATGAAAAGCAAGATATCGCCAGCTTAACTAGCGCAGAAATTACTGCCGCCAAAGCAATCAGCAAACTATTCAAGACTTTTAAATGGAAAGATAGGGTTGCGTCAAAGGGGGATAGTGCAAGAACACATGCTGGCGTTATCGCACAAGAAGTGCAATCAGCTATGAGCGATGCAGGGCTTGACGTAACCAAATATGCTTTCTGGTGTTCTGATACTTTCTGGGAAAAAGATGTTGAAGTACCAGCAGTAGAAGCTGACGAAGAAAACGGCACCAAAGCAAGGGACGCATTTACCCGTACAGATGTTTATGAAACAGAAGAGGAAGCACCTGAAGGCGCAACAGAGTGCACCCGTCTTGGCATCCGGTATCCCGAATTGTTGGCGTTCATCGGTGCGGCTACTGAACAGCGTTTGACCGATATTGAAACACGATTGACTACACTGGAGGGCTAGATGGCAAGCAAAGCAAGACAACTAGCACAATCTGCAAGCGCACCTGATGGTCGTAAGAATATTGTAATAAATGGTGCAATGAACGTCTGTCAAAGAGCAACTTCAGTATCTGGTTTGGGTGATGTATCGAATAGCGGATATCACGTTCAAGATAGGTTTGATATGGTTTTTAGCACTTCTGGACGTTTTACTGTGTCTCAAGACAGTGATGCGCCAGCAGGGTTTAGTTCAGCAATGAAGCTGGCTTGTACAACTGCTGATACTTCTATTGCGGCTGATGAGTTTGGGCTTATTTCTTATCAAATAGAAGGTCAAGATTTGCAACATTTGCATAAAGGAACTTCGAGCGCAAAAGAACTGACGTTGTCTTTTTATGCAAAAGCAAATGCCTCAAAAACTTATGTAGTTGAAATGAGAGACTATGATAACAGCAGAATAATGTCCAAAGCATTTACGGTTGGAACAAGCTATAGTCGCATTGAGTTGACTTTCCCTGCCGACACAACAGGAGAGCTTGATAATGATAACGCCAGAAGTTTTGCAATTAATATTTTTATTCATGCTGGCAGTACTTATTCCAGTGGCACTTTAGGCACAACGTGGGCAGCTTCGGTCACAGCCAATCGTGCGGCGGGAGTTGAAAGTTTTTTCAGCAGTACAGACAACACATTTTTCATAACAGGCATCCAACTTGAAGTCGGCTCAGTAGCCACTGAGTTTGAGCATCGCACTTTTGCTGAAGATTTGCAGTTGTGTCAGAGGTATTTTTATAACAGCGTCCAAGAAACCTCTGGCATTAATGCACATATGATTCACATTTTAGGAGTATTCACAACTATTAGAGGTTTTTTTGGTCTAGATGCCCCAGTGCCTATGAGGAGTGCGCCTACTATTGGTATTACAGGTAGTGCTAATCTTAGAACAGGAAATTTAACGGCTGAAGGCACGATAAGCTCCACAGCTATTTATGCGGCAACGTTTAATAATACAAGATTTTCTATAGATGTTGCTTTTGGTTCTAGTACAGCTAATACATTTAGAGGCATATCATTGGGGCAAAATGGTGGGTTTCTACTTGATGCGGAGCTTTAAAAATGAATATTACATCAGCACAGTATAGAAAAAATCTTGAGGGTGATAACTACGCTGTAATTGCAGTTATTGATGGTCAGACATGGGGTGTTCCAATGCAAGTGGGTAATCGCCACTATGACGAAATACTACGACAAGTAGAAGCCGGAACACTAACAATACAGGACGCAGACTAATGGCGTATATAGGCAAAGAACCGGGTAGTGGTCTTCGAGGCAGGTTTATCTACACAGCCACAGCAGGGCAGACTAGCTTTACTGGCGCAGACAGCCTTGGGCGCACACTGACATACACAGATGGTGAGTACACAGATGTGTTTCTCAATGGCGTGAAGCTAGACAAAACAGACTACACCGCCACTAGCGGCACAAGCATCGTGCTGGACAGCGGAGCTTCCGCAGATGACACGCTAGAGATACTGTCGTTTGACACGTTTGGTTTGTTCTCTGGTGAGTTTGCACAAGATGTATCTGTTAGCGGTGACTTAACAATCTCTGACAAAGTTGTTCATTCAGGGGACACAAACACCACAATTCGTTTTGCTGATACTGATACGGTCACTATAGAAACGGCCGGGACAGAGCGTGTGCGTATCGACAGTTCGGGCAATGTCGGCATCGGAACCTCGCCAGCGCAGACACTCAATGTTGCAGGCGCAGGCGCACGAATATATCTCACAGATGCAAATGAAGATATCGACATGGATGCTTCTGCCAATGGGCAACTGCAACTTGATGGCAACGGCTACGCTGGTGCAATCGCTCTCAACGATGACGGTATGCAAATTTATCACAATTCTAGTAGTCGTGCGCTAATATTTGGCATTAATGAAACGGAGCGTATGCGTATCGACAGTTCGGGCAATGTGGCAATCGGAGCGACATCAACAACAAAAAAACTTGAGGTGCGTGGACAGGGACTATTTACGTCAGATGGAAACTATAGAGCTAGTAATACCGGAGTTTTGAACGTATCTCCAAGTGGCAATCTAGGTATTGGATTCGGTGGAGATACTGATGCAAATTATTTTGCCACAATTTTCCACAATGCCAGTAACACGGCAGTCGGTTCTATTTTTGTAGATGCGTCAAGCACATCGTATTCCACATCTTCAGACTATCGCTTAAAAGAAAATGTCGTTGAACTTACGGGTGCTATTGATCGCGTTAAGACACTAGCCCCAAAGCGGTTCAATTTTATAACTGACCCCGACAATACAGTTGATGGTTTTTTAGCGCATGAAGTCACGGCTGTACCTGAAGCAATCACTGGAATCAAAGACGAAACAGAGGCTATTGGTGATGTAAAAGACGCCGATGGCAATGTTGTAGAAAGCAAAGTGGTCAAACCAGAAACGCTTGAAGATAGTTACATTTGGACAGAAACGGGGACACGACCTGTCTATCAAGGAATTGACCAAGCTAAGTTAGTTCCTGTACTAACTGCCGCACTGCAAGAGGCCATAGCAGAAATCGAAACTCTGAAAACTAAAGTTGCGGCACTAGAGGCTGGATAAGATGTTCGGTGAGTTAGCATTTTCAGATCGAGGTTTTTCTGCACATGGAGCGATAGTTAGTGAAGCGTCTAGCCAGAGCTTTAGTGCAACTCAAACTTCCACGCCCACGCTAATAGCCATACCCCCGGCTATTGTTACAGATTTTAATTTTACGAAAACATCCGCTGCTTTTGTTGTTATTGAAGATAGCGCGACTATAGATGCTAACTTTACACAAACCACGGCAGCAATTTATATCGCTAGTGGTGTAGGTTCCCTAATCGGTATTTTTAATGTAACTTCTAACGGAGAGCTTTTATTTGCTCCACTTGATGCGGCGACTTCAGCAGAAAGTTGGACAAATATTACGCATACAGGAGATAGTTGGACAACGATAACACCATCAGGTTCTGAGTCTTATACCGATGTTGATACAAATTAGAGGACGGGACAGTGACTACTACAACGACATATAGCAACAATCTTGGCATTACTCTAATCGGCACGGGTCAACAGGCTGGAACGTGGGGCACAACCACTAATACAAACTTTGAGTTGCTAGATGAAGCAATCAACGGTGTTGTAACTCTGACGCTTTCAGCTACTGGCTCAACAGGTAGCCCTAACGATCAAACGATTGCAGATGGAACGTCTTCCACACTACGTCACAAGTACATTAATGTTACGAGTGGTAGCGATTTGGGCGGCACAGTTTACCTTCGCTTACTTGATAACGCGGTAGAAAAGATTGCAATCATTAAAAACAGCCTAGCGGGTAGCCAGTCACTTGTTTTGATACAAGGGACATACGATGCTGCCAATGTTTTAACTTTAGCAAATGGTAAAACGGTTGTAGCAAAGTTCGACGGGGGAGGATCGGGTGCAACAGTTGTTAATGCGCTGGGTGATTTAGCTATTGATGCTGTAGATAATGTTTCTGTTACAGCAAACAACAGCACAAATGAAAGTGTGTTTCCCGTTTTTGTTGATGGTGCTACCGGGGCACAAGGTCTAGAAAGCGACACAGGTTTTACCTACAACCCAAGCACAGGTGTTTTAACAACCACTTCTGTTACGGGTAATCTTACAGGTAACGTCACAGGTAATGTTACCGGTAATGTTACAGGTAACGTCACAGGTAATGTGACCGGTAACACAAGCGGCTCATCTGGGAGTTGCACTGGTAATTCTGCAACAGCTACTGCACTTGCAAGTGCGCGAACAATTACTTTGGCAGGAGATGTTACATCTAGTGCCGTATCGTTTGATGGCAGTGCAAATATTACAATCACCACCGCACAAGCAAATAACTCTGTTGATTTGACGACGCACACAACAGGAAATTATGTAGCTGGGATTAGCGGTGGCACAGGTGTAACAGCAAGTGGTTCTGGTAGTGAAGGGGCAACTGTTACTTTAAGTATCGGTCAAGATGTCCAAACCACTGCAAGTGTTCAGTTTACTTCGCTTGGTGTGGGCGCGTCTGCATCTGGTACTGCGGGTGAGATAAGAGCTACGAATGATATCACAGCGTTCTTTTCTTCTGATGAACGACTTAAAGAAAACATTTGTTATATCGAAGAAGCTCTAGACAAAGTGGCACAGATTCAGGGCGTGGAGTTTGACTGGACAGACGACTACATGCAGAACCGTGGGGGTGAAGACGGGCTGTTTGTACGCAAACACGATGTTGGGCTAATTGCCCAGGATGTAGAAAAAGTGTTGCCAGAAGTAGTTGCCAATCGAGAAGATGGTTACAAAGCCATCAAGTATGATCGTGTAGTAGCTTTGCTGGTCAATGCTGTGCATGAGCTAACAAACAAAGTTGAAGATCTTGAAGCTAAACTGGAGAGTTAGGTGCCACTTACGAAACTTCAGTTCAGACCCGGTGTTGCAACCGATATCACTTCGTACAGCAACGAAGGCAGTTGGGTAGATTGTGACAAGATCCGTTTCAGGTTTGGATATCCTGAAAAGATCGGTGGTTGGAAAAGCATATCTAGTGAAACTTACGAAGGCACTGCTCGTGGACTTATAAACTTTGTAACCACAGACGGTTCTGATTTAATTGGCGTTGGCACACATCTTAAATATTATCTTGAACAAGGTGGTTCGTATAATGATGTAACTCCGCTACGAGTTACTACATCAGCAGGAGATGTTACTTTTTCTGCTTCAAATGGATCTTCTACGATAACCGTTACGGACATTACTCATGGTGCTTTAGAAAACGATTTTGTTACTTTTTCAGGTGCCGCGTCGTTAGGTGGCAATGTAACTGCGGCAGTGCTTAATCAAGAGTATCAGATTGCAAACATCGTAAACGCAAACAGCTATCAAATAACCGCAAAAGACACGAGTGGCACGACAGTCACAGCTAATGCTAGCGACTCTGGCAATGGTGGTGGTTCTATTGTTGGCAAGTATCAGATTAACACTGGTCTTGATAGTGCTGTTGATGGCACTGGCTGGGGTGGTGGTTTGTGGGGTGGTGAAGTATCAGGTGCTGCACTCACAACCTTGAATGAAGGTGGCACACTAAGCGCAAGTGACACCACAATTACTCTTACAAGTGGAACTAATTTTCCAAGTTCTGGAACATTGTTGATTGATTCAGAGCTAATTGCTTACAGCGGTAAAAGCACTAACGATATCACGGGGGCAACACGCGGCAGTCTTGGTACTACTGCTGCTACGCATAGCGACGGTACAACTGTTGTCAATGCCACAGACTTTTTTGGTTGGGGTAGCTCTGCCCCAACAGGCACGACACTAAATCTTCGTCTTTGGTCACACGACACGCTGGGTGATGATCTTCTTTTGTGTGCACGCGACAGTGGTATTTTTCGTTGGGAAAAAGCGAACGGTTTAAACACCCGTGCAATAAAACTTGTGGACACTACCGGAGGCACACCTCGCAGTGTTCCTACAATAGCAAAACAAGTAATGGTTTTTCCGTTCCCACGTCATGTTATTGCTTTTGGTTGCGATGATGAGAACTCTGGTAGCACTGATACGGAGGGCGATGGCACACAGAATCCATTGAAGATTAGGTTTAGCGATTCTGAGGATCAGTTAAAGTGGTTTGCTGTTACATCTGGTGGGTCAATCAATACAGCCGGTGGATTTGATCTGGGTGTTGGGTCTGAGATTGTACAGGCTGTCAAGACACGCCGCGAAGTGGTTGTGCTTACAGACACTGCTATCTACTCAATGACATTTGTGGGTGGGCAATCAATCTTTGCTGCTAATCTAGTTGCTTCAAACATATCTATTATTAGCCCAAACGCTGCTGTTGCTGTTGACGACACAGTGTACTGGATGGGTAAGAACAACTTCTATATTTATCGAGGCACTACTGAAAAACTGGCCTGCACGGTTGAGTTAAAAGTATTTAATGACATCAATGTTGATCAGTTCAATAAAATCATAGCAGGAGCTAATGCAGACCACGGCGAGATATGGTGGTTCTATACGTCTGCAAGCGCAAGCGAAAATGATCGTTATGTTATTTACAACTATCAGACTCAGATTTGGTACTTTGGTTCTCTGTCACGCACGGCTTGGATAGATAAGACTAGCCGGTCTAACCCACACGCGGCGAGTGCATCGAAACTGTTTAAGCACGAAGACGGTGTAGATGATGACACAACAGCCATGACATCTTCAATTACATCAGCTGTTATGGATATAGCGGATGGTGAAAACTTTAGCTTTGTAAGACGGGTTGTGCCAGATGTTAACTTTACTGGCTCAGAACAAACAGGAGTTACTGCTACGTTCACCATGGAAGCCAGAAACTTTCCGGGCACAACGTTTGACTCAACTGACTCAGGTGCCGTGACCCGCACAGCTACGTCTCCTGTTGATCAATACACAGACCAGTTGCATATCAGGTTACGCGGCAGAGCTTACACGCTCAAGATATCGTCTGATCAGTTAGGCGTGCAGTGGCAACTTGGATCACCACGCTTCGACATCAGACCAGACGGAAGAAGATAATGGCAAGAAAGACAGATGTTTCTACTATTATTCTACCCACGCCACCTGGAGGTGGTGAGGTTACGTTGGAGTATTTGACAGACCTTGTTCTTGTTTTACAACAGTTTATTGATGAAGAGCGTAGTACCCGCGCTCTTCGTGGTACGACATTAACTCTGACACAAATCCCTACGTCAAGCAGTGGTCTTGAAAGTGGCGCATTGTTTAGCGATAGTGGAACTGTTAAGGTGGTATCATGATGAATATGAATACAGCAGCACAGCAGGGGTTTTTCGGCAAGTTTCTCGACCAACAGGGAGGGATTGAAGGTTTGTTGCAAAACATGAACCTGCCTGAAGAGGGTGGAGGTGTTATTGGTAGAACCTTGCGAGAAGCACGGGATAGACAACAAGCTCAACCTCAAGCTGGAGCAGAAGCTGCTAGGTCTTCAGTAACATTTACTCCTAAAATGGAAGAGTTAATGTCTCTTTTTGAAAAAGGCGCGGCTGTTGACCCAAGAGTAAATAATATCGGTTTATATCAATTACTTAAAGCTGGCAGACAAGCTGGAGAAGGAACGGGATTAGCAGCGCGTGCTGGTGTAAGTTCTTTGGCTACTCCTGAATTGGCTGACAGACTAGCTAAAATGGGTCGCTATGATGATGATCAGATTGCACACGTTGCTGAAGGCGAGATGCTTGTACCGGCACCCATTCTCAAATATTACCCAGAAGTAAGAGAGGAGATATTTGATGTCATCAGAAAAGAAGGACTTAATCCGCAAGAGTTTATCGTCGGCGGTGACATGGTTGCGCGAAACCCACTCACGGGTGTCCAAGAGTTTGGTTTCTTTTCAAAAGTATTTAAAAAAATTAAGAAAGTCGTTAAGAAACTTGCTCCAGTAATTTTAGCTTTTGCTCTACCGGGGATTGGGTCTGCATTAGGCACCAGTGCGTTTGGCTATGCTAGTTTAGGGCAAGCCGCACTAACGGGTGCAGCCGCAGGTGGTCTAGGCACATTAATTCAGGGCGGTAAATTCAAAGACGCTCTAAAAGGCGCAGCTATTGGTGGTCTGACAGCAGGCATATTTAAGGGTGCAGGTAACAAGTTGGCTGGTAGAGGCTTCTTTGATTCTGGTGTTAGTGCAACTGCACCTGGCCTTCCTGAAAGCTTACAAGGGACTGGACGGAATATAGCACCCCGTCCTCCTGTTGGGCAATATGGGGCAGATGCTGGGGCAATACCTCCTGAAGTTATGGAAACGTTTAATGCTACAAGCGGTATGCGTCCTCTAGAGTTAGTGCCGGGTGGCCCTACGATTTCTGAACCCTTTGGTGCAGGTGCAGGTTCAGGTTTAGGCAGTGGTGCTGGCCCTGTAAGTGGAGGTGGCCTAACTCAGACAAGTGCTGCGACACAAGCACTCGCTGACAGTGCCGCTGCTGGTAGTCAGAATATCACTAACCCTCTTGCGGGAACTGGGATTCCTGATGCTACCAATCTTAAACCACTGCCGCCACCATCGTTACCACCATCACCACCGACAACAGACCCTAGCTTGTTCCAGAAATTTAGAACAGGAATTGGTAATCTCAATCCGTTTAAAGCACCTGCGCCTATTAAAGACCAAATACTAGCGATTCCCGACATGACCCAGGCTAGATTAGACGCTGCAATACAATCGGGAGTCAATCGTGGTCTGTCGCCAGATCTAGCACTTGCGGAATATGCAAAGAGTTTAGAGACTCTAAATCTGCTCAAGCCAGCCGCTTCTGTTGGAGACAAGTTAATGTATGGAGGCTTTCTGGGTTTGACAGCAGCCCCACTTCTATTTACTCCAGATGAAGAAATGGTAGATCCAGAAACGGGTGAACCATTAACAGAAGAAGAACGTAATGCTTTGTTTAATCTTGGTGGAGATCCAGCAATAGGTCAGCAAGGATTTGATTTTGTTGACGCTTATAGACGACGCCAGAACTATGAAGGTGTCGGTTCGTTGCCTGCGTTTGCTGCTGAAGGTGGCGAAATTGCTGGCCCCGGAACGGGCACATCAGATAGTATACCAGCCTTGTTGTCTGACGGTGAGTTTGTCATGACTGCTAAAGCAGTTCGCAATGCAGGTAATGGTAGCCGCCGCAAAGGTGCAGCTAAAATGTACAAACTCATGAGAGAGTTGGAGGCTGTGTGATGGTGACATTCCGTGAAGTACCTGGAGAAGAACCTTTAAATCCTGGCGATGGAACTTTAACTAGAAGCGATCCACTCGCAGGTCTTATTGAAAAACTTAAAACAGATAATCTTCAGGCTGCGATACAGATTCCTGTTACACCTGAGTATCAAAAACAGTTTCAACGCGAACTGTTTGATAGACTTCGCGCTTTGGCAGACCCAGAAAAAGGTATTCCATTTGTAACCCCAGCAAGTGCGCCTTTCGTTGCAGGTCTGTCTCCAGAACAACAACAAGCTATAACAACGGCCCAAGGGGGACTAGGATCTTATCTTCCGTTTATGCAACAAGCTGGTGCTACGTTTGATCAAGCTGGTGGTGCGTTAGGTGCTTTAGGAGATTATTCTGACACACTCGCACGGATGGGCGGCACGGCAGCAGGTCAGGCCACACCGTTTAGTGATCAAGCAGTTATGTCTGCGTCAGATGCTAGGGGAACTATAGGAGATATAGGCCAACAAGTTGCGGGTCTACAAGAAAGCACAGGCAGGTTCGATCCATCAGACATTAGTGCGTTCCGTAATCCATTTGAAGACCAGCTAGTGGAGCAGATACGAGAAGACATTGCAGAGTCCACAGGTCGTCAAAGACAAAAGCAACAAGAGGCACTTGTAGCATCTGGTGCTGCTGCTATGGGCACACGCGCAGATAGACAACGTGCCGATTTATCACAAAAAGCTTTGGAAGCTGAGATTGACGCGATCACTCGTTTGAGAAAACAGGGCTTTGACGATGCACAAACACGGGCACAGCAAGCGTTTGAAGCACAACAAACTCGCCGCCAACAGGCCGCACAACTTGGTATTGCTGGACTTGAAGGTGCAGGACGACTTGGGCTGAGTGCTGGGCAACTTGGATTAAGTGCTGGAGAACTTGGACTAAAAGGCACGGAACTTGGTGGTACTCTTGTTGGTGCTGGTGCTGGGTTGTTAAGCGATCAAGCAAAACAACTACAAGCTCTTGGTGGGTTACGAGCAGATCTTGGTGGCGCACAACAACAGGCTGGACTTCAAGATATCAATACACTTCTTAGCCTTGGTGGATTAACACAACAAAACCAACAAGCACTTCTTGACGCACGATTCAGAGATGCTGTGGCTCAACAAACAGATCCATACAAGGCACTGCAAATACAGTCAGATATTTTTGCAGGTATCCCAAGTAGTCAAAGTATTGTTACAGCGCAACAAGCACCACCTGTTCAAGCTGTTCCTCAACCAAGTCCCGTATCACAAGTTGCAGGATTAGGGTTAGCCGGTCTTGGTGCGTATAGATCTATTTTTGGGTAAGAGACATGAGATATAAAGGCGCAAATCGTAGAATGTTCAGAGAGCCGGGTCTGGCTCGACAGGCTATTGGCATACTTGCATCATCGCGTGAGTTGATGAACGAAGCGCAGCCCATGCGTATGTCCAACGGTGGTGATGTTAGTGTACCGCAATCTGATTTCATTGTACCGTTTGGAAGAGGTAGTGTATCGCAACCTGATCCCGTCACACCGCCAACAGTTTTTAAATATCTTGGTAATCCTTACGATGTTCAGCAACCTGATCCCGTCACACCGCCAACAGTTCTTAAATATGTTGGTGAGATTCCTTACGATGTTCAGCAAGAGTTTAACAAAAGAACAAAAATGCCAATGATAGGTCAAGAGGAGGAAGTTCCTTATACTAGACAACCACCAGACCCAGCTTATGTAAACGCATTAAGATCTGAATCTAGTTTGTATACAGACATAATATCTGAGTTTGAAAGAGGCAAATTAGGACGGACTGAATACACTGGAATGGGTCGTCTTACTGACACATCAGGTGCGTTTAGAATTGAAGACGTAATAGATGATTGGTTTGAAGACAATCCTGAACTGGGTGAAGCTTATCTTAGTTATTACAATCGCAACAGAGATGATCCTCTTAGCGAGAGAGCGTTCAAGCGACTTCTTGAAAATCGGTATTTAGAGTCAGAAATTCTTGGCAGGCGTGGAATTAGAGCAATAAATACTAGTGAAGCGTCAACAACTAGCCCATTCTTGCTTTCAGACTTTGGGATTAAAGAAGATTTTCCTGAACTTAGTGCCCAGAGACAAAGACAGGAAAAACAAATACAGTCGTATCAATCAGAGCTAAATGAAAGGGCCAGGGAAAGCAGAGGGGACACTCAAGAACCACTGCGTATGGCTAACGGCGGGATTGCAAGT